CAGCGAGCCCTCGAACGTGGTCATGTAGTCGGTGACGGTCTTGCTGGCAAACGTGGCGCCCACTGGAACGGTGTACGTCTCTTCCGACTTGCCTACCATGCTGAACGTCACGGTGATCTTTTCCTGCAACGGGCAGGCCAGCTTGATCTGGTTGACCTCGCAGCCGCGATAGAGCGTGTCCAGGCCGATATCGAGATTGCGCTTCAGGATGGCGAAGCTGCGCCGGGTCGTGCCGGTTACCAGCTCATTCGGGCCGGTTATGGTCACCGAATCGCCGGCCGCTTCCGTGAGTACGGGTTCCACAACGATGATCTTCGCCGTGGTGCGCGAGACAACGGTGTAGGACTTGTTGAGCCCCGCCGTAGCGAAGCCGGCGACGGTGATGATGTCTCCCGGTGCGGCCAGTGGCGCATTGGTAGCGCTGAAGTTGAACGACTTGTCGCCGGATGCGGCGGAAACGGTGATGCCGGTGAAGGTGTAGCGCGGCGTCCACGTACCACAGAAACCCGCAGCCAGCAGATCGTCATAGCTGCCATAGCTCAGTTCGCCGACGATATCGCCCGCCACGGTGGTGGCGCCACGACGCGCCGTAGCCACGTGGCGATCACTGCGCAGCTCATTGGTCTTGAGTTCGTTCGAGTTTTCCTGCAGACCGACCTACGTCATGCGGATCGGCTTGAAGTCGGGAATGGTGGCGGAAATGGCGCCGCTCGAATCCTCGGCGCAGTAGAAGTAGGCAACGCGAGAGCCTGTTGCAGCGATTCCGGCAGTCATGGGTGTTTCCTCTCAGTAGTTGTGGCGGGTTACGCCCGGTGCTGCTGGCCACGCCAGCGGATCGTCATGGAGACGGTAAGGTTTGAATCATTGCGGCGGATGCTGCTGCGCTCGCAGCGCTCCACCATCATGCGAAGGCCGTTATATGTCACGGTGCGGCCCGGATCGAAGGCGGCGGCGATGGTGTCGGCATCGGCAAGCAATCCAGCGACGCCGGAGTTCAGCGGGTAATTGATGTCGATCTATTGCACCACGACATGTTCAATCGGTGCGCCCTGTCCATAGCCGGCCACGGCGGACGATGCCGGCAAGGTGTACAGCGCGCACCACGGCGCATTGTCTGGCGGCGTGAAGTCGCGGCCCTCGTACGCGGTCGGATACGGCAGCACGCCGGCCCATGCCGTCCTGAGCGCGGATTCAATATCGGCGAAGGTGGTCATTTCAGTTCTGCTATGTAGCTGTCGATGCGGGCCATACTGATTCGTACGAATCCTGCAGGCGCTTGATGGCTCCAGCCTTCGTACTCTAGGCGCTCGCCGTACGGGAGCCCGTTACAGAGGAACGTTACCGAGCCAGCACCCCCCATCTTAGCCAGCACGTTGGCGGTTGCCTTGCTGCCGGACGGATCGACGTCATCGGTCACGGTTTCATCGGGCGCCGTGACGCTGGTATTCCAGTTCGCACGGAAGCGACCGCCAACGTAGCCCTTTGGCTTCCTCAGCTTGCCGAACTTCTTGTCCAGCGCCGCCCTGCTGGTGCTGATGCGCTTGCCGTCGCCCTGCTCGTTGAACGCAGTAGCAAACGTCGTGTAGGTATTGCGCAAACTGACGTTGTGCGCGTTGCTCGCCCACAGTTCGGGATTGCCCACTGGCGACATGCGAATCACATCGGAGAACAGCGCAAACGTAATCTCGCGGACTTGTCTGTCCATGTTTTCCTTCGCCTTGACGGAAAACTCGCGAACGGTGGCGGCAAAGTCACCCACGGCGCACCTGTACCTTGAACGCCACCGCCACGCCTGCCGGATTCACCGGCTCGATCTTGACCGGCGTCCAGACCTCGGCGCCGCTCAGTAGCTTGTCGGTCATCTGCGGAACCTGCGAGGCGTCCAGAATCGCCAACTTGTCGCCGCCCTAGACTTCGTTGGTCATGGCGTAGGACGTGCTGATATTTGTGAACAGGCCGATGCACGGCAGATCCGCCGTGGTAGCGCCGGTTTCGGTATCAGTGATCGGATCGTATGTGCCTGGCGTCGTGCGGCGCAGCTTGAGCGTCGTGCCGAAACGGGTCAGCAAGCGCGTGGCCGTCGCGGCGGTGCTGGTGTAGTCGAAGGCGGTCATGGCGTCATCACGTCGATACCCATGCCGCACCCGCTCTCATAGAGGCAGGCTATATCTACCGCCTCAGCCGCTGTTTTGCCGCAATGCATGGCTGCCATCGCATAATCCCGCCCGCTGCCAGCCGCAAAGAACGGATCTTCGTAAACCATGGGATACGGCGTGTTTTCATAGGAGTAAACCTTGCCGCCAGCGACCACCACAACCAAGGAATCGTCACTATTGCGGCACACGGCCGGGAAGCTCTCTGGCTTACGCTCACCGCGCAGCCATTCCAGCATTTCCAGCGACTCGGATGCACGGCCACAGATTGCAGCTAATCCGTCGCGCAGTCTAAAAATCTTGGTTCCGGTGCGGCGGATGCCGGCATTTGTGTACTGCTTGTCGGCAGCAAGCGTTTTGCCGTCCCATGCGATCACAGTCATGCCCGCGTCACCTGTGCCGACATGCCGCCGCGCTTGTACAAGACGGCCATCACAACATCGGGATCGGGGAAGTCTTGGATGGGCCGCACCCGTCCCGGACTGGCCGATGGCGAGGCGTAGCTCGTGGTCTCGCTAATCACGTCCACCTTGGTGGAAATCTGAGTCACCGGCCCGCGTACTTCGTAATTCGCCGGGTTCTGCTGCTGGTCGTACACTAGCAAGGCTTGCGCCATCTGGCCCGCTTTCAGCTCGCGCGGGATCACGGTACTCGGCAGGATCGCGTTGTCGATGAACACACCGGCTCGCGGCCACTGCAACGGCTGATCCTGTGCCGACTCAGCGGCAGTCAGGTTCGGATTGCCGGCGAGGTAGTCCGCGCCTGTCCCGGCATAGGCCGGGAACAACTGGCTATTGCGGTACTGCGACGCCTTAACGCCCTTGTAGCGGTCGCGTTGGGCCTCGACGTAATCCATGGCTTGAATCAGCAGCACGGCGCAGTCATCGTCAGCCACGGGCAGTGGCTTGTTCCGCTGCGCCGCGTAGTCGCGCAGATCGGTCAGCGCCACGTAGCTGTTGGCAGCAGGATCGGAGCCCGTGCCATCTTCGACGATGATCGCAATAGCCATGCTCAGTCCTTCGCCTTGCGGTTATAGGCCCGCTTGGCGGGTGGTTCCGGCGCGCTCTGTTTCGGCGCGTCGGCTAATTGGTGGTGCGGCTGTAGGTCCGCACGGTTGATGATGCGAAGCGACCCATCAGGGTCAAGCACCGCAACGGTAGGGAGTGGCTCGTGGATGTTCATTGCGCCTCGTGAAGTAGCCGGAGCGCGAACGCCCCGGCTACTGGTTTCATCAGCCCAACAGAAGCGCGGTATGCGCCGGCTTGATGACCGCACTGCCCCAGGCAAGTGCAATCTCATACCGCACCTGGCGGTACTGCCGGTACATCGACACTTCGAACGACAGGCCCGAGCGCGGATCGGTGACTACCATGCGGTCATCGGCCATATCGCCCTCTTCCGGCAGGGCCGGGGCGCGGGTGACGAGCACGATGGCGTTGCGCTGGAAAGCCACGTTCGGGGTGAACGCCGCAGCGGAAGTCATGTTCACGCCCGATGCGAGCGGCTGACGCAGGCCCGGAGCCTGAATCACCAGATTACCCGGCGCCGAGATGCCCACGGCCACAACGTACTGGTTCGGATCACCCGCGAAGGTGACCACGTCGCCCGCGTTGACCGCACCGCTGCCGGTGTTGACCGCGATGGTCGTCGCGCCAACAGCCGCAGAAGCACTGGACTTGTACAGCGTGCCCGCACCCGGCGTCACGGGGTTGATGCCCGCCGACTCGCGGATGGAGAAGCCATGCACGTCCAGCAGCACGCCCTGACGCAGCAGCGAGACATCCGCCGCCTCGTTGGCCTTGGTGAGCTGGGTCAGCGTGCGCATCTTCGCGCCAGCCGTGGTGTCGATCACCAGCTGCAGGTCCGCGTTCGGGGCGCCGTTGTCCTTCAGCACCTTGAGCGCAGCCGCCGTGGCCGACAGGTCGCTGGCAAACGGCGTGGTGCCAGCAGTACCCACCGCGCGGGAGGCAAGCTTGTACTGCGTCGCAATCGAGTTCTCCACCTCGTTGGTCAGCGTGCGCATGGCCTGCGTGATCTGGTCACGCTTGATGTTCGCGTAACCGGGGCCGGTGTTGATGCCCTTGACCTCTTCGCCACTCCAGCGGAACGGAACGGCGCGGGACTTGGTGATCTGGATCGCCACATTGCCGATGACCTGATCGCCATCGTTCGGGGCGGTCACGCCGGGAGTGACATCCTCGGCCGCAGCGGCCGGGGTGATCGGGACAAGGACGGACTGGCCGACGGCGGCGCGAGCGGCAGAGGCGTCCATCGCGACAGACGGAATGAAGCCGACCTATTCGCGGGAGATGACGTCAAGCGACTCGTACAGGGTCGGCAGAAGGGAGGTAAGCGTGTTAGCCATGGTTCAAAAACTCCTCAATCGGTAATGGTGATGCCGTCCTTGAACACCTTCGCCTTCGCGGCGTAATCCAAGGCGTCAAATTCGGCGCGCTTCATGGTTTTGCTTGCGGCCCCGCCGCGACCTGCACCGGAAGCCCCACCACCGGATGCTTTCGTACCTGCGACAATCGGCGCGAACGCCGGGTTTGCCGCAAATTCGGCTTTCAGCTCGTCCACCGTCGCCGCGCTCGGCTTGCCACTGGCATCGAGCACGCGCGTCACGGGGGAACCATCGACGTAATCCACCGCGAGACGGCCGCGGATGTGCGGCAGCAGCACGTTTGCACTGCCCTGAACGGCAAGATCGGCAGCGAGGCGACTCGCCACGCTATCCACCAGCACGCCGGTAAGGCTGCCATTGAGGCGCTGAATCTCAGCGTCCTTTTCCGCTTGGATAGCTGCGTACTTGTCCGTCCACGACTTTTCCAACGCGCCGACATCGCCCGCCTTGCGCGCAGCGTCTTCAGCGGCCTTGCGCGCGGCATCTTCGGCCTCTTTGCGCTTGGCATCGGCCGCCTTCTTCTCGCTCAGCAGCTCGTCCACCTTCTTCTTCAGGCCGCTGACATCATCGCTCGCCTACGGCTGCGGGATGCCTTCCACGCCCAGCGTGAACTTGCCATCGGCTTCGGTATACAGCGCCTTGACGCCATCGTCCAAGCCTTCCAGTGAATCGAGCTGGTATTTCAGTGTCATGTGATTGACCCCCAAGGTCAGTGAGCCGGCCCAGCCGGTAGGTACAAAAAGCCCGCGCGTGGCGGGCTGGTAAAGGTGTTGCGGCGGCCGGCGCTGATCTCCGGCATCTCACGCAAATGTGTCCGTGTTGGGGCTTCTTGTAGACCGCACGGTCGGCGCGCATCAGCCTGCGCATTCACCGCAATTTGGAGCGAGGCCAGAGATTCGAACTCTGTTCGCACGGCTTGGAAGGCCAGCAAGCGCCATCGCGCCCCGCAAAACTTGTCAATCCATCACTACGCGCTCGCCCTTGGTCAGGCAGTTGACGCACAGCTTGCTTTTCACGTTGCCTATGGTGCCGATGATCCACTCCCGACCGGCGCAGCGTGCGCATTGCGGGTCGGCGCGGACCTTGATCTTGCGCAGCCGTTTCCGCACCTGCTCCGTTTCGGAATCAGGCGGCGGCGAACCGTGAATCACGTACAGCTTTCGCATCACGCGAGTCTATCACAGGCCCGCAAGCTTGAAGGCTTCTGCGTCCCGCTGGCGCAGTTGCTCAAGGCTATACAAAAGCCCCTTGTTGTTGACGAAGCGATCGATCGGCAACTTGCCTTTGCGATACAGCTGGCCGCGCACCGGACCGAGCACATCATCTTGCACATGCGCCGGCTGATCCTTTAGCCAGTCGGCGTATTTCGTTTCAGCCGGGACTTGCCCGTTCATGCTGGCGCGCGTGCCTGGTTTCAATCCAGCCAGCCGCATCTGCTCAGCCGATTTCAGCACGAAGGTCGATGTGCTGAGGCAGTTCCAATGAATCGCACCAGGTCCAGCTAGCCATGGGAAGTTGTGGCCC